GTACGTTGTACATACAACAAGGGTCTGGCCAAACACACCCATACCTATGATTGGAAATCCAACCGTCATCATGTAGCTTGTTGGCCACGCATGCGGAAGGTACGGCTCACAGAACCAGACTTGGTTATCTACAAAACCCGCCACAATGCCGTTGGGCATAGGTATTAACCCTTTAAGGGTCGCAGGAGGAGGTGCGTAGTACAAGGACGGAAGTGCTGTTCCAAGGTCGGCTGCAAGAATATTGTCAGCAAAAGAACCGCTGGCCACGCCAGTTGCGGGAGTAACCGATACAGTACCCACATACAAATAAGACACTGAGGTTGCGCCCGTCACGGCTCGGTAAATCCGAATGGCTGTAATGTTGTATCCAGCTGCTGTGGTTGGCGCAGTGGCAAAAGCACTGACTGTTACAGTAGCCCCAGTCGCCCATGTTGCAATAGAAGCCGCAGGGCTTGGGCCAGATTCTTCAAGCACAGAACCAAACGTGCTGATGTACGTATACACATACGCCCTGTTTTCAGCAGTCGTACCAGCCGTTGTAGCAAGTGTGGGGGCAGCTGTAGGGTTTGGCACACCCATCTGGTAGTAGGCATCTGGGAACGGCTTTACGCCTGACCCACTTGTCGTGGCCAGATTCCAGTTGGTCTTTTTGGGGCCAACACCATCGGTGTAATAAATCCGAAAGTCAGTCGTATCCACCACAGGGCTTGGGACAACGTCTACATCACTCGTCCACTCAAGCCACGCTTTATCGCCTGTTGTTAGCTTTTCCAGCTGGTATATGGTTTTTACACCAGACTGACCAAGCGTGTACACAGCAACTGGTTTGCGCCACGGTCGGATTTCACCCGACTGCAACTTTAAATTTGACGCAGTTTGTGCCTGCGTAGGCCCAAGCTCAGTTGGGCCAATACGGGGGGCGATCCCTGAGAACTGTTCTAACTTAATTACAGACATGACCGCCCCTTAGATTTACTCAGCTGCGGTGACAGCCACAGTATCAGTTACATCAACACTAGAGTCAGTCTTCTTACGGGTTTTCTTGACAGGGTTGTTCTGAATTTCTTCAGCCATTGTCTTGCCTTCATCCGTCAAACTGAACACACCATCTGTACCAAGCTCACCAACTTTACGTCGGTCGCTCATAACACCAATGATGATATTGCCAGCGCAAATTTCTGCGCCTGTGGCTTCCATGAACTGCTCAAAACTGATTGCCATAAATTCTCCTTATGCGTAGGCACGAGTGCCTGCTTTATCAATGATCAAAGCCATATTCCGTGGATCATGACCTTCTTCATTCGGAATTGAGACATGTGTCCAGCGGTCAAATTCCCGAATAACCTGATCATAGGGCAAACCGGATGCCATGATTGCAGAAACAACTTCATCAGGGGTCATGCCGGGAACACGAATGTCCGCTGCGCAACCACGCCGATGCTGTGATTTGTCGGACGATCCTACTGCTTTATTGACTTCAGCGCAACGAAAAGCTGAGTTCACGATGATTGGTTTGCCACCAATAACTTCTTTGACTTGTTCCAAAAACTCGGCAAGACGAACCAAGTTGGCCATCTCTTCGTCGTTTGGTGTGTTGTCAAATTCGCGGTGGTCTGTGTGGGTCAGTTCGTCAAGGGTGAAGCTGGGGCTGAGGTTCATGGTTTACTCCTTAAGGTTTGGAAGGCTGAGTTGTAGGCGTCGATACAGGCGTTGAGTTGCCTGATGGCTTTGTCTCCGTCGTCGGTGATGGCGATAAGACGTCGAGCAACCTCTGGGTCAAGCTCGGCTGTTGCTTGAACGCTATTTCCGGCGGCAGGGGTGGAATCTCCGGCGGTTGATACGGGGCACTCGGGGGCTTTGATAGCGACCCGCAGCTTGAGATTGCCAGAGGCAATAGCAGCATCACGCTCTTTTGAAATAGACTTTGCTTTCTCATTTGACATCCTCAAGGAATTTGCGGTAGTGGTAACAGCAGCAGATAAAGCCTGTTCTTTCTGTCTGGCTTCGCCGTTCAGTCGGGCAATCTCCAACTGTTGTCGGGTTGTCTCGTCACGCTTGCCTTTGTAGTACCCACTTCCAAAACTACCAAGAATAGCCAGCAAGACACCCAATAAAACATATGGGTTAAATATGCTCATGGAACTTCCGTGTTGCTATTTGGCGGTAGATTGGCGCTCAAAGGTTTGACCATTGGTTTTGGCGGCTCATCATTGTCGGTGGCTTCTGCTTTGGCAACAGCCTTGGCAACCGCTTTGACCCCGGATCTACCGGCAACACCGCCCAGTACGCCTGAGACAAACACCATGATGGTGCTGATTTGCTGGGTGTATATCTTGTCGATAGGCGCAAGGCCACTCATTGGCTGGGTCACAAAGCTTACCGAATAGAGAAACATCGCCATTGACCCCAAAAGGATCAGCACCAAAGAAACAATCACAAAGGCCCATACACGGGCTTCAATCTCATCAGGGGTAAGACGGGTGTGGAACGCCATTATTTCTTCTCCTGTTCGGGTTTAACAAGCATTTCAGGGCAAGTGCTTGTAGCGGTGCAGATAGGGGGCTTGCACTCAGCATTTTGCCAGTTCTTAGGGTCTTGGCAAGGGTATCTAAAATGATCTTCGCAGCCTGTCAGCAGCACCAACAAGATTGACAGCCCCCAAATACAGTAGATGTTCATTTATCTTTCTCCCTTTCTTTTTGCTCAATCTTCTGCCGCATCTTCTCAACTTTTTCAACTTGAGACTTAACCTCATTCTTAGCGTCCAAGATGTCAAGATAAAGAAACCCCATCAGTGGCAACAACAAGGCAATCAGCAAGCAAGCAGCGATCCATCCCACTATGTCTTCCTCCACTGGCTTACGAATATCAGCCACATCCATATATACAGAAGGAATATTCCTGTTACGACTAGGTACGCCGACTTTGCTTGGAAGTTTCTTTGCCTTTCCTTGCGTAGCCATTCCTTGTACCTTTCCTTTGCTTCCTGCTTCAGTCTGGCTTGTTCTTGCTCCTCTTGTATGATTTCTCGCATCTCAAACACTTCAGAGTACAAAGCACCCATCTCTGGGGGACTCTGATACACCATACATTCACGAATCTGAACCACCAACTCAGCCATCTGCTGTTGAGCCATAACCCTGTTCAGGGCGGCTTCCATGTGATTCTGGTCAGGATCGTAAACGCTTCTAGACTTTTCTTCTTCTTCCCTTATGTGAGCGGCAAGTTGTTCTTGAATCTTGAAGAATTCAGTAAGTTGTTTGACAATATTGACTTTGACTTGAGTTTCATCAACAGCGACAAACTTTTCTTTCTTTTTCGCCAGAGGCTTGGGCGGGGTGGCGGCAACTGCTGCTGGCTTGTTCTTAGGCTTGAAGAAGTTACTAAAGTTACTCCAAAATCCAGTAACTTCCTTATATACCTTGGCGGCTTCGTCAACAGTAGACTTGACTTCCATAAAGGAAGTCTTGACCTGCTTGTAAAGCTCACAGCCTTCTTTGATTGCTGCAACACAAGCATTGGCGGCAAAGAGTAGACTGATCGGATCAATTTTTTAGCCTTGCGCTGGAGGCTGTGCTTCCAGTCGTGCTGCTTCTTCTGCTGCGGCTTGTTCTGCTGCTTGCTGTGCTACTGCCGCATCGTATGCGGCTTGTTCTTCAGCGGTGTACTCAACTTGAGTGGTTACGCCTGTTTCTACGTTTACTTCAATTCTGTGTGTCATGATGTTTACTCGTAAAGAATATTGATTGAACCTGCGTCAAAAGTGTCAGTGCCGTTGGTGGTGGTGATGCGTAATCGGTCAAGAGCGCCAGATGTTGTTTTAGTGCCGCTAAAAAAATTAATTGCGGGGGTTGTGCCACTACTTCTAAAAGTATTCCCTGTTAATGTCCAAATATTTGACCCTGCCAAGCTAAGAATTGCAGTGCCGCTTAAGGTATCAGTATTTACGTTAAGCCCACCTATTTGAAACATAGTCGTAAGAACACTATCCCATGCTGCTGCTGGCGTATTGGTAATTCGTGCAGAACTACCTACATAACCTGTTGCTTCTACTGAGCCAGAACCAATTTGTAAACTTACGTTGGGTACGTTAGTGCTGGTACTTACCCCAATAAGCATCACAGTAATACGCTTTACCCATGACGGTATAGATGTAAAGTCAATGCTTGTACCGCTGGTAGATGCAACAGCAGTGCCAGAGGTAATGCCAAGAATTGCGCCAGAGTTGATCGTGACGCTTGCTGAACCATCAATAGTAGTTGTCATGCCCATGTCCCCACGTTAGTTGCTGCGCCAGATGCGGAAAGCGGATTGATTCGGATGTAGCTACCAATGGCTGTTGAGTAAGCCCCGCCCGGTGCGGCTGACAGCGTGTATTGCGGAATGAATGTACCGCCAGCGTTTATTGATACTGTGCCTTTTACCATAAACACATACGATCTAAATGCTGAGGTTGATGCGTTAGTAATTACGCTGCTTGACGCTGTTTGTATAAAACTTGCTGTAACAGTTTGTCCCGTAGAAGAAAATACCGCGCCATCAGTATGGAAGGTGACGTCATGAGCAATGTTATTAACTGTTGCCGTTCCACCAAACCCTAGCGCGGTTGTGTGCGATGTTGTGCCAGCGGTTTTGCTTATTGCGACTACCAATTCAAACTCGTATACAGTGCTTGCTGATAGCGTTACACCAACACCAAACAAACTTTGTGCGCCTGTAGCGTTTGACCCTACATAAGCAGAATCCAATCTGTAATACTGTTGAGTCGGAACAATGCCTCGCTGTGTGCCGATAGGTGTAGCCGCAAAGATAGGGCTTGTGTATTCAATCTGCCCAGCGGCGGCTGGACTTGATAGCGTGTCAGAAGTTAAAACAAGTATTGACATGATTAAGCCTTTGGATATTTATCTTGACTGCTTGAATTGCGGCTTTCCATGCGTCCATGCCGCCGTGATAAAGCAAATCAAACTGGTCTGTAATTGATGGGTATTCATCGGCACGTTTCTGTGTGTAAGGCCGTGCCGCTTGTTGTTCGGCACGAATGTCTTCAGCTTCAGCATCAGTGATTGATATTTTGTCGCCAATCAAATCGTCCTGTGAGCCATCAAGCTCATAAGCAAAAATGTTGTTGCTAGCATCTTTAAATAATTTCATGATTTATCCTTATCTCAACTCAAGCCAGAATACACCACTGTTTACGCTTGCAATTCTGTATGTGTCACCGTTTGGAACTATAAAAGTTACAGGGACAAATGCCGCAAATGTTTGCGTAGTTA